TGACATAATATAATAATATAAAATTAATAATAAATTTTTATTTAGGACCAAATTGCTCTAAACCAAATCCTCCTAATGTATCATTACCTGCTGATTCAAAATCTTTTGGTAGTAAATCATTTTGTCTTTGATTTATAAGTTCACTTTGTTGTGTTCCTTGTATTTTTACTCTTTTATCTTTTCGATCTTCAATTTCAGCTTCTTTTTGTTGTTGTGCTCTTGATTGTAAACGAGCAAGTTCTAGATCGTAATTAAATTCTTCTGCCATTAATTGTTTTTTAATTACAGCTTCTTGCTCCATTCTTTGAATTTCAAATTGAGATTTAGCTTGTTCAATTTGAATTTCAGTTTCAGCTAATGCTTGTTGTTTTTGAACTTCAGCTAAAGCAGCTTTTTCTGCTGATTCAGCGTTAGCGGCAGCTTGTGCTTCTATGTTTTCTAACTGTTGAGCTCTTTCTATCTCTTGCTTTTTCTTTTGACGAGATTTTAAACTTTGATTAGCTAATTTAAGGTTTCTTATTTCTCTTAAATCTATCGCATCTTCCAATCCAATATTACCTGCTTGTAAGGCTATTTGTATATTTTGTTCTAATGTTGCTTTATCTTCTTCTTCAGGTTCTAATTCTAGAAATATTCCAAAATCATGTAAACTTAATTTCTTTATTTCTTGTAAAGTATTTGTATTAAAAGTATTTATACTAGTTAATAAACTTTGTTCAGTAAGAGGAAATTGAAGCATATCAGCTACTCTTAAACTTATATTTTCACAAACTCTTATAGTTAAATACATTAATGATTGTAATATATGTTTAGTAGCTGTATTGGAATTTGCCGCAGCTAATTTTTGTAGTCCAACCAATGAATCTTTTGCTGGTGTACTACCATCTCTAGCTTCGTTAAGCCCAGTGACATCTCTTATCATTTGTAAATAATACTGATAAGTTTGAATCATAGCTTGAATTTTAGACATTCCATTTGACGTCTGTAATTCTTGAACAGGCACTTTACCTCTATTCAATTCACCATCTTGTGTTAAAGATCTTCCAACTATACTACCTGTTTGAAAGTACATATTTAAGGCTTCTGATGGATTATAATTAGTACCGTTTCCTAAATCTACTTCTGCAAGTCCATCTACATCCAAATATACACCATCTGGTACCATTCTTGATAACACTTGTTGTAATTTTAAATGAGTTAATTGAATCATATCTGCAAAACCTACACTTTTACTAACTAAAGATTCAATTCTACCTTGATACATTCTAGGTGCACTAATGATATAATTCATATTTACTTTAGTAGTATCACTATAAGGACGAGTCATATTTTCACTCAATTCCCATTGAAGTAAATTATTAGCTAAACCTAATACTTTAGCTCCAGAATATAAAACTTCAATAGATCTTGACACTCTATCAAAATTATCATTTGGAGGAGGATTAAAGGTATCTGGTTTTTCTAATGTTTTTTCTAAACCTTGTTCGGTTTGCTTTATTTTAAATACCTGATCTTGGTATGTTTTATATTCAAAAAATAAAACTTGAACTTGATCCTGTGTTTCTTGTCCCCACCACGTATTTTCTACGTAAGAATTTCTTCCGGGATATTTTTGGATTTCCTCTAATTCACTTTCAGTTAAATAAGGAAATTGTCTTTTAACTTCAGAAAGTGACATATTTTTAATTTCTCCTACATAATAAATATCTTCAAAATTAGGATCATCTGTATATGAATATACTATGTTGGCTGGATTAACGTAATCTACCGTTATTCCTTCAGATAAATTAAAACTGGTTTTAACACAACTAATTCCTAAAACAGACAAATCGTATGCTAATCTTTTTTTAGTTTCATCGTATTTATTATAATCTAAAATATTATTTATAACTTCTTCCTCCGCTATTTCAATGCTTTGTTTATAACTTAATTGCATATAAAGATCTAATTCTCCTGGATCTTCTGGTAAATTTAACGGATCTGCAGATGAATAATAACTTTTTCCAGTCATTTGAGTTAACTGCTCTATTTCAGCTTTGTTTTGAATATCTCTTAATGCATTTTCCGCAAATGTAGTTCTTTGTTTGTTTGCGAAAGGATCTTGTGCGTAGGATTTTATTTCATATCCTTTATCTGTCATTCCATTAACTACAATATCAACAAATTTAGATAAAATTGGTACGGGTTTCCAGTCTAAGTTAAGATAAGATAAATCACCGTTTATAGCTAATTCATCTTTATATTTTTGAACTGGTTGTTCTCCTCTAGCATATAATCTTAATCTATTAAAATTTTGAAAATTATTAATAAATCTATTTTGACCACTAGAATTTCTAAACCACTCATATTCAATAGCTTGAGCCACTTGTAACCCATACTCTCTAGATTTTTTCTCTTCTTCAGGTACTACCTGATCGGGGAAAGCACTATTATAGTTAATCTTAACCATCTAATTTAGTATTTTTGAATTTACTCCTTTATTATCATATTTTTTAAAACCTAAAGGTACACTTGTTATTGTTCTTTCAGCAGTAGGTCTATATCTATTTTTATTACAAGCCATAATTGCTAATCCAGAACTTATAGACGCATCGTGTAAAGTTCTATTATTAATATTGAATTTAGCCCAATCTTCAAGAGTTTTTTGGAAATACATATCTCCATAATTTTCTCCATTATATCCTATAAAATTTTCAATATAATCTTCTATTGCAGCAGCATGAGCTTGTTTTATATCTTCGCTAGAGTTAGGTATTCCACCTATTTCTCTTTCTGTTACAGATAGTTTATTATAAATTTTATCAGGTCTATTCATTGAGTACCCTCGGTAACCTCTTCTTTTTAAATAATACAATAATCGAGGTTTGTTGTTTTCTGCAAGTAATGGCATGCCATAAAAAACTAAAGCCATTAATACTTCTTCAAAAAATATTTCTGCAGTTTGTGGTCGTGCTATATATTCTAAAAAAAATGTATTAGGAGGAACATCCTCCATTGTAAATTTTGTAAGACCATGCAAAGATCCTTTTGATCCTCTACCGTCTACTGTGCCTGATATATCATAAGGGTCACAACCAAAAGCCCCACAATCATTATTACCAGGATATTTAATTCCATTTTTTATTAAGTACCTATTTTGTAAATTAATTGGAGGAACCCAAGATATAAAAAATCTTCCATTATTATTAGGAACAAATAATACTCTAGTATCTTTAATCCCACCTTCCCATTGAAAATTACCTTGAGTAACAATATTTGTGTTTCTTAAATCCTCATTATAATCAATTTGTTCGTAAATTTTTGTTAAATTAAACAAAGATTCCTTAGCTTCATCTCTAAAAGCATGTTTTTCAGTTCTGGGAAATTGACGATAAAATTCATTTAAACTATCTTGATCATCTTTTAATCCTTCAACTTCGTTTTCCCAATGGGAAATGACCCCAATTTCAATTTGCGATCCATCGATCCCAGGTATTGCTTTTTTCGGAGTTTCAAAGACAGGTATTCCATAAGCATCAAGGTATCCTTCGTAGTTCCATTCCATAGGTATGAACAAACTATATAATCCTGAGTTAGTCTGTCCATTGCGGTTTCTTTTTGTAACATCTGATGCATCATATAATTTTTTAAAATTATTTCCTCCTTTATCTAAAGCGTTTGAAGTAGAACCCATCATACATTTTCCAACTATTCTACTTCCTAACCTTAATGTGGTTTTTGTGACCCTCCAGTTGTTGAGGATGTTGTCGGGCCTCTCCCATTTCCCCGACTCATCGTGGGCGAGAAGTTGTAATTTCTCCCCATCGTACGAGTTGTCCCCGGTATTCTTCCAGTCGATCGTTGTGTCCAATCCTTGTATTTCTTCAACTTTGGTGTTTTCGTCCAACTTCTTTCTCGTAAGTTTGGATGCTGGTACTCTATAGGCAAGTTCCGTTTTGGGCCTGTCCATACCGTCTTGAATCGGTTTGAAGAAAAATGGGTAGTTAACCGATATCGGTACAACTTTATCTGTAAACATCTTTTTAGCATCGGCTCCAGTCTTAGATAAAATTCCGTATCGTGAATCACTGGATATGGTTGCTTGGTGTACCAATTCTGAAGACGCCATGAACGAAAAGCCAGACCGTCTATTTTTAAGGTAGCACATTCCATAACATCTGGTATCCAACTTACAGGCCTCCCAGAAAATGAAGAATAATCTGTTCGATTCCCTAAATTCTGCTGACCCAACATCAATCTTGGTCCATTGCAGGTACATGTAATGAGAACCAGTAATGTAAGTAGGATTACCTTTATTGTAGAACCAAAAACCTTCTTCACGTCTTTTAAATTCTTCGTCAATATAATCATACCATTTATTTTTAAAATCAAGAGATCTATCATTCCAATCAAAAACTGTTTTAAGTTTGGATAATTCTTTTGGATAGTTAAAAACCTCCCAATACTGTTCATCTTTCTTTTTTGCTCTTTTATATACTGTTTTTTCGAGTGGTAATGCAATCTTTAGACCTTGGATTTCATATATTTCGCCAATTTCTCCAGTTTTGCTGATAACCACAATATCATTTTCTTTATCATAACCTTGTTTCCATTTTTTATATCTATTGTTTCTTTTTATTACATTAGATTTAATATGATTAGGTAAAATTTTATATAAAGTTTGTGTGTACATTATCGAGATCTATTTTCTGCGAATCCTTTAAAGTTATTTCCGCGATTTTCTTCTTTAATCTCTTTTAGCATATTTTCTTCTTCTTCTATACGTGTGAGTATTTCAAATGCATCAAAAATAGCTAATTTTTTAGTTGCTGCTGCGTTTTTTAATCTATCAGCAGAAACATCATCTTCTGAGTCTACTATTTTTTCTTTAGCAACCTTAATTAATTCTTCAACAGCTTTTTGCCCAGCTTGGATTATATTCTTTTTGGTTTGCTTTGTGTTCATATTTAATTACAATATCATTTGATTCCATACAATATAAAAGCTCATTATCAATTATAAATTCAAATTCTCTTAATGGATTAAATCCAATAACATCACCTGGATTGATATTAAGTGCTTCTAGTGAACTATTACCATATTTTAGTATACCAACATTCTTTACTATTTTTTCATCTTCTAGAATTGGTTTTACAAAACAATAATTTTCATGAGTATTCCATGTATTATTTCTATAATACATATAAACTTGAGAAGGAACTGCAAAATATAAATCATCTTTAAAATATTTACTACTATTTACAGATTTACCTTTCATATTATAATATCTTCTAAATAAATTATGATGAACTATAACTTTATCTCCTTTATTTATAGATGTTTTATATACAAGTGGAACAGACACAACTTCTGCTTCTCTATTTATAAATTTATGATTAGATATACTAGAATTTATGATTAATTCTTTATTTTCAATATTAATTTTATTTTTATATCTTTCACCTATAGGTTTTATAATAAATTGATATAAACTATTCATTAATATTCTAGATCATATTCAACAGATATAGCCATTTGAGAATTAAATTTTTTCCATGGCAATACCTCGTCATCTTTTTTTATAAATATATTATAAGATTGTTCTTCTTCATTATTTAAAATATGAGAGATAGTATGACCGCCATACACTTGCTGACCTACAGCGTAATGCATGGCATCATTTTTATAATCAGAGCCAATACTGATTTTTCTTATAACTTTACTGCTCACTTTTTTTATCTTCTTCTTTTTTATCTTCTATCATAGTATAACTACCGTCATCAAGACTAATATTTATACCTCCATATTCTTCTTCAAGTTTTGTTTTAAACTCTTCAGCATCTTGTACAATACCAGCATATTTATGTAATAAACCATGTTTTTGGCTTTCTAAATATCCTATATCTCTTAATGATTGAGTTATTTCTTCTTGTTGTTTTTTAATAGTAGATAATTGTTCTTCAGTTATTTTTCCTGCAACTTTTTTATTTTTATCGTCACAAGAAGAACATCCTTCTGTTGTTTCTTTTTTTGTCATTTGATTAGATTTAATTATTTATTTATTTATTAATATAGTGCTATCATTTCTGATGCAGTGGTAGTAGTATCATTGGTATATACTTTTCTAACAAGCATACTTAATGTAGTTCCCGCTGGAATACTTTGTATTGTTACTGTTTGATTTGGTGGTGCTGCAGCAAATTCTAATTTAATATCTCCAGTTCCACCTACATATAATCCAAAACCACTAAATCCAGGATCAGCTTCATATATTGCGTTTGTACCAGCATCAGCACCCGTAGTAGGAGCTTGTAAATCTGTACCAGCTAAAGCTATTGATAACGTACCTGTTATATTAGTTTGTCCAAAAGCTGTATTTAAATCTGATGCGCTAAAAACAATAGTTTGTGTAGCAACTCCCATATTTGGACCAGAACCTGGATTAGCGGGTGCACCTGGTGCAGCGCCTTGATTTAATCCATCAGGTCGTGTTTGTACTACTCTTACATTTGTTATTGCTCCAGCACTATCTGTTTCAATAGTATAATACGCTCCCCATTGTTTGTTTTGAGTGTTACTTGCTGAACCTAAAAAAGTACCTCCAGAAGCAAAAGCTGTAACAGTTTGAGCAGATGCAGCTATATTAGCAGTTGTATCTGTAAATTGTCCTACAGGTATACCAGCCGCTGATGCACCTGGTGCTCTTAAAGTACCAACTGTTTCTATAGCTACTGCATGAGTAGATGCATCAACCATATTTTTTTGATAAAATCCCATTTTTTTATTTATTTATGTTTATTATTTCCGAATACTTTTTCAACTCCACGAGAACCGAAATAGCCTCCAATTACTATTGTAAGAAGTCCAGTGATAGAATCTAAGGGGTAACTTAAATACCATCCTACTACATAACTTACTGTTAAGAATATTAATACTATTGGCCGTACATTAGCCGCAAGCCAGGCCCCTGATTTTGCATCTGCAACCCACCTTTTAGTTGTTCCATCTATTTCAGCCTTTTCAATTGATAGTTTCTTTAATGCTATAGCTTTATCTTCAGCAGATAAACTACTATTACCGGATATTAATCCAGAGATTACATTACCTGGTAATATAGCATCACCAACAATTCCTAAGATACTAGGGGCTTTTTCAATAAGAAATTTACCTACCCCAGTATCTTTAAAAGGCTTTTTTTTACTCATTTAATTATTTTTCTTCCAAGAAGGTTTAGAATCTCCAGAAAATCCAACTTGACCTCCTTCAGAGCTAGGTGCTACTAAGCTTCTACCTCCTGCTGGTCCACTTGATTTTAATGTCCACCCTTTTTTATTTCCAGCCTTTACAAAGTCTTTTACATTTTGTACTGTTTTTCTACCATAAGCTTTAATACTTTCGAATGTACTATGTGGATGTTTGTGATCTCCGTTATCGTTTAATGGACTACCATTATAATTTAAATCTGAATCTGAACCTGAACCTGAACCAGCCCTATCATCAATAGGCATGTAGTTCAATAGATTTTTAGCGTGTTTACTCATGAATGAACCACCAGCCATTTTTTTACCTGTTCCCATTTTATTTATTTTTATGTGTGTTTATGTGCTTTTTTCTCCCAACTTAACGTCTTACTACCTTCTTTTATATTAGCTCGAGGATGAATTTGCCACTTATCATTTACTGATTCACGACTATATACATTTTCATCATCATAATACAAAAGACCAGATTGAATGTCATTAATATGAATTTGTTCATGATCAATAACT